CGATGACTATGACCAGATGCCGCTATATGGAAGAGGAAGCATTGGAAGCAAGAAGTTGAAGCGGCTTCTTGATCGTCTGCTTGATCGACTTCGTGGTGGCGGCCAAGAATTTGACGACATGGATTGAACGTGGCGAAGCGGAAGCGTTTCAACTTCAAGGCCAAGCACAAGAACCCAGCGGGTGGCTTGAGTGAGCTCGGGCGGAAGGCGTACAACCGCGCTACGGGCGGTAACTTGAAGCGTCCGCAGCCCGAAGGTGGGTCGAGACGAAACTCCTTCTGCGCCCGTATGCGCGGCATGAAGAAGAAGCTGACCAGCGCAAAGACTGCGAACGATCCAAACTCCCGCATTAACAAGAGCCTTCGGGCCTGGAACTGCTGATGTTTAATCCACTGAACAATCTTTCATTTGGCGCTATGAGTGCGAGGAATGTGCAGCCCGCTGGAATGATCAAGCGTCCTGGGGTAAAGCCTAAGAAGCCGCCTCGTAATCCGCCTCGCTCGCCTCATAAGCCTCTTGGGCTTCCTCCTGGGTTCTCTCACGGTATCCGCTGATGGCGAAGGACGCGTGCTACCGCAAGGTGATGGCCTCGTACGGCAAGTGGTCGGCGCGTGCAGCGCAGGCCACGGCTAAGTGCAGGAAGGCCAGCGGGAATGTGCGGAAGACGCAGGCGGGCGCGAATCTGAAGCGGTGGGGCGCAGAGAAGTGGGTGGACACGAAGAGCGGCAAGGCTTGCGGGGCTGGTGGGGCCAACGAGTATTGCAGGCCGACCAGGCGAGTGAGCAGCAAGACGCCCAAGACGAAGGGCGAGATGAGCAGCGGAGAGTTGGCGAGGAAGAAGGCGGAGAAGTCGAAGGTTGGAATGCAGGGTGCATTCGGCAAGAAGGTCTCTCCGCTTCGTAAACTAAGGAGACTTAGCCGTGGCTAAGAAGGTCAAGGTCAAGGGTTGTAAGCGTTGTGGAACAGGCAAGTGCAGCTGCGGCTGCAAGTAAAGGAACACCATGTACGGCAAGAAGATCAAGGTCAAGGGCAAGAATCCCCTCATGAGCAAGATGGCTGGCGGGCCCCGCGTGCGCAGCGTTTCTAAGTCTGCAACTCCGATGCGTCGATACACGCCTGAAGCGACCCCGCCGGGTAAGGGCGGCGGTGGTGGACGCATGTAATGGGCCCGAATCCGCTGAGAGCCCTGAGGGAACGATTTCGGCGGAAGTTGAAACCCGCCGGATTGAAGTCCACTTCCCGATTTGGGCGCAAGAACAAGAAGACCCCGCGCCTGAAGTTCGGCAAGGGTCTGTAGTCCACTTGAGGGTGGGCGGGCTGGGACTCCCGCAGGGGCAGGTCGTAACTGGCCTGCCCCACTTTCGATAAGTAACATGCGATGAAGAAGAACCCCACCAACTGGATCAAGGGCGTCAGGGCGAGCATCAAGCGGCGCGGGACCGAAGGTGTGTGTACTGGCGAGAAGTTTGGGGGCCCGACGTGCAAGCCTGGGAGCAAGCGGTACAACTTGGCGAAGACGTTTAGGAAGATGGCGAAGAAGCGATGAAGCCGGAGAACCTAGCGTGGCTCTTGAAGAAGATGGCGGAAGCCCCGGATGTGCCGCGGACTCCGCCGCCCAAGCCATTGCCCAGGCCTGCGCCGAAGAAGGTTGATCCGGGTGACAGGGGGCGTATGCTTACGGTTGGCGAGCGGAACTTCTACAAGAAGCGGTTTGGTACGTGGCCCCCAGAGGAGATGACGCTGGGGCAGTTCAGGAGCCAGATCCGTGAGGCTCGCAAGAAAGGTGACTTCGAGTGAGTGAGATCGAGATTGTCTTTGACCCCAAATGGGAGGCAGCATGCGCGGGACTCGCCATGTCGGAGGACCACGAGGTGTGCGCGGACGGGGAATGGATTCTGTACGCCCGCCGGTTAACGGGCATCAAGGATCTGTTCGTGTACCACCACAAGAGAGCGAACAGTTGGGTTCTGGCGAAGTGGCTGTTCCACCCGAGTCAGACGGACTCGCCGGTGGCTCTGGAGCTGGAGTCGATGCCAGCGCACCCGGATGACCCCACCAGCGGTAGGTTGGTGGGGGATGCGTTGATTGCGCGCTGCAAGCCGGTGGATGAGTTGGTTGATTCGATGCAGCGCAAGTTGAAGCAGGCCTCGAGTGCGCGTGCGTCTGCTCGGCAGGAGCGCATTGACAGCAAGCGGAACGCGGTGAAGTACATGCGGGCACAGGGTCTTGATGAAGCTGCGGGAAGGCTGGAGCGTGGTGAAGAGGGCTGGGTTGCGCCCGGTGAGTGTGGTGAGCAGTACAGGGAAACCGTAGACGCCATCAAGGCAATGGCAAAGGCGGTGTGACGTGGCCGACTCAAGCAACAGTCTCCTGAAGACCGCCATCGAACGGATGCGTGGGTACTTGGATGATCCGGACCTGGAAGCCAAGTACACAGATGACTACCTTGTTCGTCACATTTTCCAGCCTGCGTTTGCTTCGGTGACGAGCCGGATCAACAACAGCGCAACGAATCCGGTGATGAAGCGGCTGACGTTCCCGCTTGTGCAGAACCAGCAGTATTACCAGCTTCCCCCGTGCGTTGGCGAGGTGTGGCGTCTGGCGATCCTGGACAGCGATGGTGGGGTCATGCAGGAAGCGGTCCCCCGTGGGTTGTACAACTGGCGCGGACCGAACTGGCAGGTTGAGGGCAACATGCTTTCGTTCCTGCCGTACCCAGACCAGAACTACTCAGAGGTGGAGTTGTGGTACTGCCCGAGCGGTGACTTCCAGCCGGTGTACTCAGCGGTTGCTACGGGCGCGACCATGAACGGCACGTTTACGCAGGTCACGTTTAACCTTGCGTCGACGGTGGCGACCCTTGGGACGTTTGACCGTAGGCCCAGCGCGTATGTTGGTCAGATGCTCCGGCTGGTGGGGACTGGCACGGGTTCGGTGGTTGAGGAGCGGATGATTGAGAGCTGGGAGAAGGGCGTGAGCAGCAACTGGACTGCGACCGTGCGCAGGCCGTTCACCAACAACACGACGATGACTGCGTACGAGATTGCGCCGGAGGGTGCCGAGCCGATGTATGAAGCGGTTGCGGCTGCTGGTGCAATGAAGATGGCTGGGTACCGGAAGATCAGCGGCGAACACTACGGCATGATCCAGGCGCAGTACCGGGATGCCATGAAGACGCTGATGGACCGCAACAGCAACATTCAGATGCGCATGCCGAAGGCGTGGCAGAAGGACACGGTCGACAATCCGATCGGCCAGTACTGGAGGATCTGATGGCAATCGGGCTCCCCGATGACTTCAGGACTCCGACGTTCATGCACGTCGAGCGGTTCCCCGGTCAGATGACCCGTGGCGGGGTGGGGTCCGGCTATCTGCCGTCCATCAATCCACCGGCTGGGCAAACGGGGTTTGGGTTCCCACCCATCGGCATCCCCAACATCCAGGGCGGCTCGTTCAACTTCGCGTTCCCCAACCTCACTATGGGTCCGCCCATTGCGTTCCCCGGCTTCGGGACTGGTGGGGGCGGCGGTGGGATTACGGGGATCACGGTGGTGCCCAACGGCGGCACGCCAATCCCTGGGGTGGATACGGTCAACTTCACGGGTACTGGCTTTGTGTCTGTGACGTCTACGGGCCCCACGTCGGTTGACGTCAACTACCAGGACACGGGTGGTGGCGGTGGTGGTGGCACTACGCTGGAGTACGGCCAGATTACGGCGGTAGATCAGACGCCTGCTGGGTACACGGGAACGGCGCGGTGGCGATATACGGTCCAGCCCTATGTCAACGGTTCGGCTTCCGGCAGCACGGTCTTTGCGTACAACCTGCTTGAGCGAAACAACACGACAGCCACTCCGTCGTACGGTTACCAAACGAGTGTGGCCCAGCTCGTGATCGGCACGCAGTACTACTTCAAGAACGTGCCAGTCAATACATGGGTGTGCATGGAGTACACAGACGATCCCACTGGTACTTCGCTGTACTGGTTCTCTGCGCCCAACCCAATCGACGGAGCCTGCACATGAGCGTGGGTGGGCGGCTACTCGCATCGTGTTGCAGTGGGCTTAGCAACAACCAGATTCCCACCTGCCCGCTAGCCACTATTTCTCTTTCTTTTCAAGAGACAAACACCGCCGTTGCTGGTGGTCTTATTTTTGATGGTGGATTTGAAGGGTTTAATTACCCCTATGCAGACCGCCAAAATTGGATAACCGGCTACGGAACAATGGGGGTTGGTAGTTTTTTTGGTTTTTCTGGTTACAACGTTTTAAATACATCTACTGGTAACTCTTTGTATTCGGTTACCTCAAACTCAATAGTTACGGTTACTGGGTCTAGTGGTCCAATTGTAAGACCAGGAACAAATATTCATATTGTAAGTGTTCCTTATAAATACAGAAGTTATACGTTTACTAGAACAAGTTCATCTCACTCTTACAACACTGGATTTACAAACGGAACAATCACAACCAAGATTGCAGAAACATGTCCTTGTCCTGGTTTGGATCAACCACAAGACTTTCCTGAACTTATTGCTGGACCTACCGTTACTAACTCAAATGTGGGGCCAGCAACTGCAAGCCTTACGTGGGTTGGTGCTTGCAGCACACTTGTTGCGGGAATGACATTGTCTCTTACCGCAAGTGGTATTGCATCTGGGCCTTGGGTTATTGAGGTGTCAGGTGGTCAACTTAAACTTACTAACGGATCTGGAGTTTCAAGCCAATTTACTGGTGCTCTTACGACCGTTAGAAATGCCATCAACGCTGCTGGGTTTTTTACTTCAACTGTTTCCGGAATAACCACAAGCGCTGCTGAAGTGCAAGACTTGAAGCTAAGCAAGTCAAATCCAATTAAAACAAATTGCCTCTATCAGCTCTACATTGCAGAGCCAGGAGATCGCATCGCTCCTGGAACAAGAGTTGCTGGAAACGATACTGGTTTTTTTATTTTGGGGCTTGGCGATAGTTTTGACGCAGGGAGTACTGGATTGTCAAACAACGAAGGTGGACTAACAAGTTGGCTTACTGGTGGGTGGTTTCCAAAACTAACAGGCAGTGGGTATCCAGGAATTGGAGTATTACGTTCAGCCCCTGGTAGTTCTTACTTTTCAAATAGTTCAGGTCGCTGGTCAAAAACCGGAGGAAGCTCTACTGTTGTTGGGAACCTTACGCTTACTCCGAGCCAATCTGACATCTTTACTTCATTTGAAGAGCTTGTTTGTTTTCAATGCGTAGCTACGCTTCCTCAAGATTGTGGCTTTGGTGCACTAGTAAGTGGGTATGAGGGTCCATTTTTATGTGGTATCAACTTTGGAGTTGTTGGCGGATGGGCTGACTGCAATGGGAATGTTGTACAACCTTGTCCGGATGGAACAGGCCCAGCTCACTTGAAGCAAAATGTTGTTACATCTGTACCAGCACCAAGTTCTCGTCCGTTCAATCCAACATCTACTATCAATGGAAGGTTGTTTTTGGGATGACTGAAAGCAGCTTTAGGCTTGGGTCGTGGGAGTACACAGTTCGTCACAATGATGAGACTGGTGACTTTGAGATCCTTTGGGCCAAGCGCGCTAATGTTGCTAAGGGGATTGTGCAGAAAGCGGCGGAGTATGTGAAGGCGGAGGTGAGTGGGCTGGTGGGGAAGGTTGAGTTGCCGGTGCTCGAGGCGCGGAAGTCGGCGTGTGGGGGGTGCGAGAGCGTGAAGAAGGCGGGGGAGGAGGAGTGGTACTGCAAGAGCTGCGGGTGCCCGGAGTGGGAACGCAGCAAATTGCAGGTGAAATGGGGCATGCCTGCGGCCAAGTGTCCGTTGGGGAAATGGCCGGTAAACGGGTAGGATTGAGGGATGCAGGTCCCCGAGACAGACATCATCTGGCCCTACTCGCTTCTGAAGGCGAGCGAGAACAAGTCCACCTCGCGCACTGGTGTGCCCATCGGATCCGCCAGCGAGCTGGTGGGGGTTGACGGCTCAAGTGATGGTGGGCTGAAGCCGTTCCCCGGGTTCCGGGAGATGCACCGTTTCAAGATGACCGAAGCGCCGGGGACTGAGTTTCCTGGTAACAGCAATGTGAACCCGTACGTTGCGCTTGGGCACCGATCGAGCGTGATTGACTTCTGGTCGTTCAGCGTGATCGCTGGGTCGGACAAGCGGGTGTGGGGATTTGTGTATGTAGCGAAGCGTCCGAACGATGTGGCTGGCGTGTCTTGCAACAGCAACTACGACTTGCTGATGGACTACTACGCGCCGCAGAACACGGGCGGTACGCCTGTGGATGCGTGGAAGTGCAAGGTGCTGAAGGAGAACATCGGCGACGCTGGTGTGCTGAGTCCGGTAGACAACAAGAACAACTCGATCATGACGGTCGAGACCACGGGCAAGGCCGTGTACTTCTTCCAGCGCGGAAGCGTGCCAGTCAGCATCTACTTCAAGTACGTTGCGAGCCCGCAGGAAACGACGCCGCAGGTGAACACGAGTGCAGGTGCGGGCAAGAAGCCAAATGCCCGCATGTTCGTGAATGGCGCATCTCCGCCGGTTGAGGTGGACTTCCCGACTGCTGCGAGCAGTGCGCACCTTGCGTCGTGGTTCCCTGACCCCACCAACGTGGCGAATCCAGCGGGAAGTGTGGTGTTCTGCCGCATCAACGATTCGACTACGCCCGCTGCTGGTACGGCTGGTGCGGGTCCGTTTGTGGTGTCGAACTTGGGGACGGGGTGCTTGCTGGACGAAGGAACGTACAGCCTTGCGGTCCAGTTTGAGGACAGCCTGAGCGGTCGCAAGACGCAGATCAGCGACAACGTGGACTTCACGTTCGCGGGTACGACCGACAAGAAGCTGTTCATAGATGGGATCTACGACAGCAGCAAGTTCGACACACTGAACGTGTACCGGAGTGTGCGGACTCAGAATGCAGCTGGGGCGTACACGGGGGGCATCTTGCAGCTTGAGGCGCAGATCACGCTGAGTACGACGTACACGGTAACGGATCTGCCGATCAGGACGAGCGGTGGTACGTTGCCGAGCGGCAGCACTATTAAGTACTTCCGGTACGCGTACCAGTTGAAGGACAGCGCGCTGGTGATGCAGGACGTGTACACCGACCGCAGCGCGTACTACGAGACGATGCCGAAGGGCGGTGCTGCGGGGATGCTGGACGGGACCTTGCTGGTGGGGAACATCAGCGAGGGGACGTCGGACCTGACGGGTACGGGTGAGACCCGGTGGAGTTCCAGCACGGAGAGCAGCGTTGAGTTGTTCACGGCCAAGAGCCAGTACAAGCCGCCAAGCGTTGGTGATGCGGTTACTTGCTTCCGCCGGTCTGGGCAGATCATGGCGGGCCTGACGCGAATCGGCGTGCAGCTCTTCGACAAGAGCAGCGGGTTCGTGAAGGTCGTGCCTGCGCACCAGGGATTCGGCGTGGTGGGGCCGTATGCGGCATGCAGCGTGGGTCCGGTGGTGTACTACCTGAACTACCGGGGGTTGAAGGCGGTGTTTCCGGATGGGAAGTTGGATGACGTGCAGGCCATTGATGACTTGGTGATGGACGAGTGGTATTCGGGGACGTCTGGCGCGCAGGAGTTGACGAAGGTCAGCTTTGCGTTCGACCCGGCTACGCTGTGCATGTACATCCTGAACCCCACCCGCCAGACGGCAGTACAGTTCTGGTTCTCGACGGGGGTGGTGAGCGAGTTGAGGGATCAGAACTTCGGGAAGGTCACGCAGGGATGGTGGCAGGACACGGACGGACAGTTGGTGCCCCGTGCGTTGTTCCTAACCAATGCGCCGTACCCGGACCTCGTGACGAACACGAACTTCCGGCCTGCTGTGTTCATGCCGTGCCGGAATACGGGTGACAAGGCGTTCCCGGAGTCTGGTGCAGATCCCGTGATTTACATGTTTGACAGCGAGTGTGACCACTTTGTGTCATCAAATCTCAATGGGTTCAAGGTAACACCGAATAGTGGAAGCTACTACGACAACACCTGCACGCTTCAGTCTCTTTCGGTGGTTGATGTCCGTAACTCTACGAACACCATCAACCCTGCGACTACCAGTGCGACTGCGGCTGCCCGGATGATTGGGTCGTACGTGTACACCAATCGCAATGACGGAAAGAACTTTACGGACACAAAGTTCCAGATCGTTGACGCAACCACCGCGAAATTTGTGGTGGCACCTGCGAGCGACAACTCAAGCTTGACTGCGAGCCACGACATTAGCATTGATCCGATCTACCTGAAGTGGGTTGGGCACCCGATGCGAATTGGGCAGGATCCGACTGAGGAGTTTGTGGTCAAGCAGCCTAGCAGTCTTGGGTGTGTGTTCTGCGATGTAAGAAGCTCACCCAAGTCCAGTTGGAATCTGTTCTGGAACGCCCTGCTGTACCGCAACAACGACTACACCCCCTACCTGACGTCCAAGCCCACCGACCGGGAGGGCACGATTGTCAACGACTCGCTGTCGGAAGGCGACTCTGCGGTCTGGGCATCCTTCAGCACCCACGGAATCCTCGGCCAATGGCTTACCCCCGGCGTCGAGGTTTACCTATCAAACGTGGGATATCGGCTGGTGGGGGTCCAGGTAAAGGGTAGAATGCTCCCGACAGACCGTACTCGGAGGACGTATTGATGAACTTCTTCGGTTCATTCCCTGGCTTTCAAACGCAATATGGCGGTTCATTCTCGCCATCAACGACGTACGGCCAGGCTCCGGGCGTGTTTGCCAGCGGCAACAGGGGCTTTAACTCGGTGGGCTATCAGGCTGCGCCGCAAGCCGCGCCGCCGCAGGCCCCCACCCAGCCAGCACCGCAGGCCCAGCCCAGCTTTGAGCAGCTGCTGATGGCGTTGTTCGGCGGCGCGAAGGGGATGGGCGGCAACGTGCCGTACGCCAGCGGTGGCCGCGGATACGGGAGCGCACAGGGCGGAAGCGGGCAGTACGGAAGTCCCGAACAGGACCAGGCTCGCCAGCGATATCAGGCTGGTGGGTTTGGCGGCGGAGGCTTCAACCCGTTTCTGATTAGCGGAGCGATCAATTCTCGGAGGGGAATGGCATGAGCAGCTTCAACTGGAGCGCGCTGCAGAACCTGTTTGGCGGAAGCGGCGGGGGTGGTAATCCATTTGCCGGTCTCTTTGGATCAAACCAGGGAAGCGGTGGCGCGCCGTATGGCGGCACGAATATGGCATACAACCCATACCTCACGGGTTACTTTAATCCTGAGACTGGTGGTGCCGCATATGCACCGACGGCCACTTCTGGCCGAGGTGGCTTTAGCCCATATGCAAGTTTCCCTGGCATGAATGCGCAGCGGATTCAGCAGTATGTGCCTGGTGGGGGCGGTGGACCAACGTACGGCGAGCTGATGCAGGGTGCGCTGATGTCTGACTTCGCGAACGCGGAGCGGGCAAGGCAGACGGAGTTGGGGTTGTACGGCGGACTGTTTGGCAACATGCAGCGTGCCACGCAGCAGTCCGGCCAGCAGTTGAGTGCGCTCCTTGGCGGGCTTGGGCAGTACCGGCAGGACATTACGGGCGCGGCCGGTGCGATGCGCGGGATGTTCGAGTCTGGTCAGGCCGACTACGAGAAGGCGATGGGCATGCTGGGGAAGGCACCGCAGACTGCGGGCAGCTACTTTGGCAAGGCCATCAAGACGATGGAGGGAGCGATTGACGAGCGCGAGATTCTGCGCAAGGACTCGAGTGCGTCGATTGTGGCGGGGTTGCAGAACCAGTACGCCAACCAGATGAATGCGATTGCGAGCGACAGCAACCTGAGCGAAGAGCAGCGTTCGATGATGCGCGACGAGTTGCGCATGAACATGCAGCAGCAGACTGCTGGCTTGGTGGCGCAGGCAGACAAGGCAGCTGCGGACAGCCTGCTTGCTGCGCGCGGATCACTTTCGCAGTTGCAGGCTTCGGCTGGTGCGACCATCGGCGGACTTCAGGCTCAGGCTGGTGGGGCCATGGGTGGTCTTGCGATGTCTCGTACTGGCATGGGTCTAGAGATGGAGAGCAACATCGCGAACATGTTTTCCAACTTCAACCAGTTCAGTGGCAGCCTGATGCAGAGCGCGTATGCGTCGGCGTTCCAGAACCAGTTGCAGGGCAACCTTGCGATGGCGCAGATTCTCCAGCAAGCACCGCTTGGTCCCGTGAGCCTTGCCGAAATGATTGCACGTCAGGTGCAGGCAGTCGGTGCTCGACCCGGTGACATGCCTGGTAACTACTTCATGAACTTGTTTGGGAGGTCGTAATGGCAAGCCAGTTGACGAGTCCCTACGGTGGTGGCGGCGGGTTTGACCAGACGATTGCCAACATCCTTGGCGGCGAGGATGTGGACCAGGCTCGTGGTCAGCAGGCTATGGGCATGCAGCAGGCACAGCAGCAGGCGCAGGCCGAGTTGGCTCAGCGTCAGCGCATTGCGCTCATGAACCTCCTCCAGAACCAGCAGCAGATGCAGTTTGATAGTACTGAGGCTGCAAACCGTCGGGCTGCTGATATGCAGAGGCTTCGGGAAGAGCAGGCATTCCAGGCTTCTCAGGCGGACATGGCTCGGAAGTTTGAGGAGAACGTCGCGAAGCGTGCGCAGGATCTGCAGCTCAAGCTTGAGCTTGTGAAGGTGAGCGCTGCTGAAGCGCGTGCAAAGGGGCAGGAAGATGAGGCTGCTGCTGCTGAAGCTGAACTTGCAACGCTGACTGATGAATACAATGACCTCAGCGTTCAGATTGTGACTGCTCAAAACCTTGAGGGCAAGACAGCAACTCAGGCAAAGCAGTACCTTGACCGGTTGCTTGAGGTGGCAGGCGAAACGGCTCAGGTGTTTAATGAGCGGAGAGAGGCCGCTGTTGCATTTACGCCAACCGTAATTGATGAGGTTCGTGCGCAGGGCAAGAACGCTGCTAGCGCAAACGTCCGCGCATTTATTGGCGGGCGCGAGGCTATGTCTGCGGAGGGTGGTTTTCCGCTGGCAGATTTTCTCTTTGGCTCGAATGTCAACTTGTCGGATGCGGAGCTTGAGGGTTTGGCATACATCACGCTCAAGCCAAGTGGTATTCCCATTGAAGGTCTTTCTCCGACAATGGAAACGTCTATGGCTTTGGTTGGTGGGGTGGACAGCCCTGAGACAATTCGTCGCAAGGCAATCTCTTCGACGGCAGCCGGAATTTCTTCTGCTCTTGGGCGTATGTCTGGCTTGAAGGGCTATAACCAAGAGGCAGCCAATTCCGCAATTGTGGATATGCTTACCTCAAGCAAGGTCACTCCTGAGCAGCTTCAGGCGTTGCAGGCTGCTGGTGTTGATCCACTCGCTACCCAAGTGATCTTCAATAGTCTTGCGCAGGAGATGGGCAAGGACTACAACGCAACGACCCAGGCGCTCAATGCGACTCTGGCAAGTGGCGGACAGCGGAGTTTGCGGACTGAGGCTCTTGCACAGCAGGCACAGGCACTTCAGATTAAGCGCGATCTTCTTGCGCGAGCCGGTGGCAGCATCAATGTGGCGGACGCAAAGGATCTTGAGGCGTTTGCTGCGGGGGTCCGTAGGCGGATTACTGCTGGCAATATTGGGGGATTGGTTGATTATGCGCAGCAGTATGCGCCCGCCTCGATGCGCGAAGACACCGATATCCTTGTGTCTGGGTTGATGGGTGGCCAGCCGGGCCCTCTGCCCACGATGCAGGATCGTCAGGCCCAGATTGCGGGGTTGGTGGAGCGTGGACGCATGAAGCAGGAGGAGCTTGAGCGTGCTCGTGCTCGTCGTGATGCGCGTGCTCCGTTTGCTGGGATGAAGGAAGAGGCTGGCGTTCTCAGGCAGGGCATTCAGGGGCTGATTCAGTAATGGCTGACTGGAAGCGGATGAGTCACCTGTTGTCGTACATGGCCCACAAGTTTGGGGTAGGGCTGTCAACGCCGCAGGCGGAGAACGGGTTCCAGCGGCTCGGGAAGTTGGCGTACATTGAGGTGCCGGGTCTCGGTCGTGAGTTCGGTAAGATGACCCCCAAGCAGTTGCGTGCGTGGCTATGGGAAGTTCGGCATGACCCCGTGTTCAAGGAGCAGGATGTGCTGATCTACGTTGAACGGCAGTCCCCCACCAGCTGGCGGGGTAGTGTTGGTCGGGCAGGCTCGCCTGACCACGAGGACGCAATCGTGTTCACGGAGGTCTCCTAATGTCTGTAGGAACCGCTGTTGCTGGTGCTAAAGTTGGTTCTTTTCTCGGGCCTCCGGGCACTATTACTGGTGCTCTGGTAGGTGGTCTTGTTGGTTCACTTCCATTCCTACTTATGGGCAATGGAATGCCAAGCGAGGAGGAGCAGGAGCGGATGCTGCGTCGGCAGCTGGAGATCCAGGACGAGTTTGAACAGCAGCGGGCAGGAAGGGCCGGGGGCGCCAATGTCGGCATGGATGAACTTGGTGGGCTGGTGGGGGGTGGCGTGCCCCGTAACCTTGAGGCTCTTGCGCTGGAGCGGGACATGACTCGTTCGTTGAGCAGTATTGGTCGGAACGTGGAACGAGCACGGCAATCGCTTGGCCGCAGGAATTCGGAGTTGGATGCGCTGCTCTTGGGTTCTGAGATCCGGCTTGCCAACCTCCAGAATGAGCGGAAGCTGACGCCCATGGAAATCATCCGCATGAGCGAGGCAATGGGGTACTAACCCTGCGATCCCCATGGCAAAGAGAAAGAAGCCAATTCCCAAGGGTGCGACCGAAGCGTCCGACACGCCCTATGACCCGCGGACAATGGGTCCGCGCCTTGATCCGGCCAGGCGTGAGCGGAAGTTGGAGGCAATTCGTGCCAACCATCCGGGCATCCGGCACCGTGCCAATCGGCGGCAGCGGAATGCGCTGATCGCTCTGGCGACGCTTGGCGCTGCGGCGGGTACTGCTGTAGGGAGTGGGCTGGTTCGTAGAGCGGTTCAGCGTCCGATTGAGGAAGCTGCGTTCCTTGACTTCCAGCGGGGCCAGCGGGAGATTGCGTTGCAGGAGATGGCCGACCAGGCTGCCCGCAAGAGCATGGAGTTCTCGATTCAGCAGAACCTTGCGAACCTCGAGCGCAGCGCCCCGGATCTGTACGCTACGGTCGCTGCTGGCCGCCGGTTGCCGCAGGGAGCTGTGGTGCTTGGTGGGGGCAAGCGTGTTGATCTTCTTCAGGAACTTGGCCGTTCCATGGCGGAAGGCCAGTTTGGACAGTAAACTTATAGACCAAGGAGCAAACCATGCCTGGCGAACCCACTCTTCCCAACGAGCACTACCCCGACTACTTTCAGATTGTGACCGTTCCCTTCAGTCAGGCTTCTGAAGGCACTGGTGCATTTACGATTCCGTTTATGTACGTCGAGCCGCGCGCCAACAACAGCACCGGCATCGTCGTTGACAGCATTGCTATCGGCATCTCGGTTGTTGAAGGAACTGCTGAAACCGTTGAGGTGGTGCACGCCACGACCGTTCAGGCGACGACCGGATTCGTGTCGCTGCAGACCGCGACCGTTTCCACGAACGTGCTTGGCACGACCATTCCCACCATCAACACGAACAACAACTTTGTCCCGGCTGGCAGCTGGCTTATGCTCAAGTTTGATGCCGCTCAGGCCAACACTCATGGCTGCGTGACCATTCGCTTCCGCTCTCGGCTGAAGTGATCTGGAGGTAACGGGTGTTTGACCCGATCCGGAGCTACGACAAGCCAGCGGTCATCATCAGCCAGCTGGCGAACGGAATCGCGACCACCGACTCGGTGAGTCGCGTTCTGTTTGATCCGGCATCGTTGAGTCCGCGGGAGCGCGAGACGTTTGTGCAGCGGATGAAGGAGTCGTACGGTGGCAATGCCGTGTCCGACACGGTGATTGATGTGTTCACCAATCCGTTTGTGTGGCTTGGCATGCTGACTATGGGGACTGGTGGGGTCGCCGCGAGGAACTTGGCGGTTGGCCGTCGGTTCTTTGCGGGCGGTACGGGTGGCCACTGGGCAGGGAAGATGGGGGTGGAGAACTTCCCAATCCTCCGTCAGCTTGGGCTGACGAGTGGTGCGACGGATTCGATTGGCCGCAAGATTGCGCCGCTTGCCCAGGTCCTTGCCCGCAAGACTGACGATACTTCCCGCCAGTTGGTCGCAATAATTGAGCCGGAGTTGCGGGGGTTGTTGGAGCGGGTTGGGCGCAAGCACAACGTGCGACTGAACTCGTTGGATCCTGACCTTGCCCCTAACCAGGCAGTGGCGCGGGATCTGCGTGACATCCTTGACGTGCTCGACATCAAGCGTCTTGCCTTTGACCGCGAAAGGTCAGAGAAGGTCATTGCCGCGAGGTCGACTGCGCCCGCGCGTCACTTTGTGCGGATTCGCGCGGACCCCACCAACCCGGCCAACAAGAAGTTGCGGACGGTTGAGGTCGACCAGGCTACGTTCGACGGACTGAAGGAAGCGTTCAGGGGAGATACGAAGCGAACGCTTTCTAGGCTCAACCCTGAGAAAGCAGCGTTGCTTAGGCAGATCGTGGTGGGCACGAGGCGTGAAGACATTCCTGGCCTTGGGCCAACAGATGTGCCGGAGACCGCGTACGACATGATGGAGCGGGTGGGGGTGGACGCACTGAGGGTGAAGCTTGGTGCAAACCCCAAGCGAGTGGACCCCACGCGGGATCCGGAAGCTGTGTTCCTCGACCCTGCGAGCAACTTGGCTGGTGGGGTCAAGCCCGTGTTCACCCGCATTACGCGTCCGCGATACGTTGCGGATGATGAGGCGATTGAGTCGGTGATCCGGGAGTTTGATCTCGGTCGGTTCATGGAGGCAGAGAACAAGCTCTACCTCGCGGGCAAGGTGCTGGTGGCGGGGAATGAGGCTGAGTTTGCGCGGACCGGGAACTTCGTGATCGACCGTGACAAGGTGCTGCGTTTGGCGCAGGGCCAGTTGATGGAGATGCGGAGCAGCAATCAGTTGACCGAGAGCGGTGTGCTGAATGCGGATGGGCAGGAGACGCTGCGTGCGCTGTTGACCGATGAGGTGGCTGGGCCCCTGATCCGGGCAAGCAAGCGGTCGAAGGGCGGCGTCAAGCTGGGGGCTACAGCGAAGGAGATTGAGGATGTGGTGGTCGAGGCGATGTCGGAGGGGTTCATGGATCCCAACTACCGCCCACGCAACACGGTCGAAGCGCGTGATGCTACGGGTGCCCGCATTGCGTACAACCCCTACACCGGCAAGGTCGCTACCGAAGAAGTGCAGGGAGTTGGTGCGCGTCCGAGTAGCCGTACCTTTGCGCGTACGAGGACTACGGAAGTGCCGTGGGACCCGGATGACCTGCGCAGAATTGCGGATCGGTTTGGGGGCACCGACCAGATTGAGGAGCTGATTGCGGAGCAGCGTGAGCGTGTGCAGGGCCAGATTGCGAACCAGAACTTCTACCGCACGATGCGGTTGCGTCCTGACATTGCGGCAGATAAGTACGTTAGCAGCACTGCACGCGACTACGCGTACTACGCGATGGACGCGGCTGCTGACCCGATGGTGCGCGTGACGCTCAAGGACTTTGTGCCTGCTGCTTCCAACGTGCGTTACCCTGGCCCCACCGGCCAACGGGAACGTGGTGGTGTTGTGGCGTCTACGCGCGGGCTGGTGGGGGTTCCGGAGGAGCAGCGTCCGGCTGGTGGGTACAACCTCGCCATGCTGATTGACACGGAGTTGCGTTCAGCAGCAACGGAACGGCCAGGCGACAAGTACTCCTCGAACCTGTGGCGCAAGCACATCCTGCCCGCGATTACGGGCATTCGTCCGCTGGACGATGGAGCGCATATTGCCGTTGCTGGTCAGATCCGGCAGGGAGTGGAGCGGCTTGCGAACAGCAGGCTCATGAAGGCAGTTGAGAAGAAGGGCGGGCATGCTGGTCGATTTGTGACGGACATGCGACGGTGGGCCACGGACTCCACTGGCATGGAGTTCATGCCAATGGGTGCGATTACCCGCAGCCTGTATGTGAGCCACATGGGCCTGAACCTGGGCACGGTGTTGGTGAACATGCTGCAGCCGCTCCAGAGCGTGCATCAGTTGGGGTTCAACAACACGGTCAAGGCGTATGCGCAGAGCATCGAAATGATCGGCAACTACATGCAGGAACGTGCGAAGCTTGGGCTGCGGCCTACGGCTGACGCGCGAAATGCAGCGATGCAGCGTGCGTTTAGGCGTTCGTTCGGTGGGCAGGACGTGGACCTGACGCAGATTGCGGACATCAGCAGCACGTTCGACATGCTGGAGCGGAGTGGATACGGCGCACGGATTGAGGTTGGAAATCCGAAGTTCCGGTTCCTCGAGATGATGATGAAGCCGTTCCAGCTCAGCGAGACGCTGAACCGGACGGTGACTGCGAATGCGGTGCTGAACGCGTACCAGCGTGCTGGGCGGATGGCTGGCGACGATTTCTACCGGGCGCAGCTTGATGCGACGCAGGCTGTGCAGCAGTTCCAGTTTGGCACGAACCCCATCAACCGTCCGTCTCTGTTCTACGCGCCCGTGCTGAGGGAGCCTGCGTTCCGTCAGTTCGCGCAGTACGGCATCCGATCGCTTGCGAACCTGTTCACGGTCCCTGCGATGATGGGCGGCACGCGTTCGTTTGCGGGTCGTGAGGTGAGCGGGAAGCTGGGCACGACGCTCGTGGACACTGTGCGGTTGATGGCAGCGAGTGCGGTGGCGTACGAGATCGGCAAGAGTGCGCTCGGGATTGATGTGAGCAGGGGCCTTGCGTTCGGCATGACTGATCTGGTGGGGGGCCAGCAGGCGCTGTCGGCGGATGAGCCAAAGGTGTACGTGCCGCCTGTGGTGGACATCGGCTTTGATGCGGTCAAGTTGCTTGCGACGCAGGACGTGGAGATCCTGAAGGACATTGCGCCGCGTGTGCTGCCGGGTGGTATTGCGCTGAGCCGTGCGCTTGGTTCAATGGATCCGAGCGAGACGTTGCAGGCGCTTGGGTTGCAGAAGACGTATGCGGACTGGAGCCAGGCTCAGGGTGGCATGGTGCCGGTGTTCAAGTCGGACGGTCGGTTCATAGGGCAGTACCCCACCAGCGACGTGGTGTTGAAGTCGTTTGGTGCGGACTTGGGTAGGTTTGGGAATCCGCAGGAGGTGAGTCAGTTCCTGCTGAAGAACCGGGATGCGATCCGCGAGGGGCGTCGGCAGTACATCGCGTCGGTACTTGGCAACAACCTTCAAGCTGCTGGGAAGGTGAAGCGGGAGTTCGAGCGGCGGTTCGGCATGCCGCTGACCGTGACGCAGGAGCAGATGAAGCAGGCGATCAAGGTGCGTGAGGAGAGCGTGGTGGGCCGGACGCTGGAGTCGATTGATAAGACGGCGCGCGACGTGTACCGTCAGGCGGTGCAGGAGTATGCGCCGGGTCAGTTGATGGAAGCGCAGGTGCCCGGTGAGCGCGGTGATATCTACCGATGGTCACAGCAGCCACGCAAGCAGGGCAGTCAGAGAGAGAACCAGAGCTGAAGCTGCTGGCCGGGGAGGTAACGGACACCGGCGGGGACACGGCGGCGATCGAAGCGGGTCTCGGCGCGCTCGGTACCCATGTCTTCGGCAAGTGCGGCGATCATCTCATCGAGTGCTGGTTGCTGGATGCGGGAGGAGACGATGAGTTCCCGGTTGGGCATGCGGTAGAGGCCGATGCTTGCGCGCTGCCCGTGCCACCGGATGGGTGGTAGGTGGGGTTCAAAGTGGGAGACTGCGGTCTGGGGGTGTGTTCCACGTGCGCAGTGCAGGACGATGCCCCACCAGCCTTTGGGGGTCAGGAGGGTTCCCGCGAAGGCGGGGAGGGGTTCGGTGGTGTCGGCGTAGGGGGAGGGGCCGGTGATCGACCAGGGCTCGCCGCGATGGCGTTGGCTGATGACGGCAGAGAGACCGTGTTCAGACTTGTGCACGTAGGGATTCTACGATCCCCCGTGCTTCTGCGATGACTGATTCGCACTCGGCGATATAGTCAAGAATGCCACCTGAACCAACGCCAAGGGTGCAGAGGTTGCGTACCTCGCGGGCTAGGTCGCGGCGCAGCGCGCGACCGTTCACACCCGCAGAGATGGCGGTCTCGAACTTGTCCGGGTCCATCACGTGCAGCCGCTCGACCTGCGTGCGCGGGCTGAGCAGCTTCCAGTCGCCGATGATTGCGTTGCTTTCGTGGGAGGTGTGGGTGAGGTAGGAGACGGTGCAGAACAGCGTCTTGTTGTCATCATCGGCTTGCACCCGAACGTCTGAGGGAACATGGCCGCTTGTTGCGAGAACGCTAGTGACGTAGGACGCCACCTTCCCAGCATCTGCGAGGGGGAGCTGGAACACAAAGCGGGTCTTATACAAGGAATCCTTTCAGTCCCCCCGCGGAAACCCCCTGGCGCGTTCCGTCGTGCGGTCGCAGCCAGGGGGCTATCCGGGGGACTATGAGGGGGAGGGCACCTTGCGGGTAACCCTCCCCCGGCTGGTGGGGTCTCGGTAGTGTAACAGATCAACCGGCAAGGGGCTTCACGAGGAAGTCCTTGCGGTAGATCTTTCCGTTCACGTTGTCGTACTGGCACTTCACGACCACCGCGACAGCCTCTGCGCCCTTGATCTTGTTATCGGCGTCACCGATGGCGGTGCCGATGTCCTTGACGTCGCGGCGGAGGATGGTCTGGAGGTGGCCCTTCAGGCGGCGCATCTCGATCTCGACGCGGATGCGGCCCTTGTCATCGAGGACGCTGGTGTCGAGCGGGAGGCGGAAGGGCGAGCCGTCGAACGAACGGGGCTCGGTGGGGGAGGCCGTGTCGTTGATGAGCTGGTAACGGAACGTGATGTCGGTGCCGGGCACCTTCTGTCCGTCGGGCAACTTGTACTCGCTGTTGCGCACGTTGATGTCAGACACGAAGACTTCGTGCTGACCCTCGGCGGGCCACCAGCCACCGGCGCCCATGCCGTTGTCGGGCTGCACGCTAGCGAAGGTGTTGTTGAGCGAGTTGAACATTGCCTTGACGTTATTCTCAATGGGCATCTGATTCTCCGAAGAGATGGGTGAAAGAAAAGAAACGAAACGATTGTGGTAGCGAACGCCCGCTCCCGCGTCAGCGGGCGGCGTTCGCGCTCTCGTAGGCAGCGCAGAACGTGGTCCACGCACTTTCGCGTGGCAGTTCAATGGTGGTCAGCGGTGACAGGGTGCGGACCTTGGCGATGCCTTCGAGCTTGGGATTGTCGAAGGAGCAGTAGTGACGGCGGACCTTCTCCTGCGAGGTGACCTTGCGGGTAACGGTCTTGCCGCCCACGTTGGTCTCTTGGTCACGGCTGACCTCACGGATGTCCCAATGTGCGGTGACCGGAATCACGATGTCGAACATGGGGAACATGCGGGCGTACAGACCGTCCGAGATGAGGATCTTGTACTCCTCGACGTTCTGGTTCTCGCTGAGCGGGAC